GTGCTAACCTCTCTTTGGTTGGTTTGCGCTTGGGCCTATGTGCGTATCGGTAGACACAAATCAATGTGCCGGCGCCCAGGGTTGCTCCGTATGGCCTCCCCCCTTCGTCCGCCTAAAACCGATCTACTAATGGGCTACGCTGCAGTCTAGACAACCAGTGAGCTGAGCCGGGCATTTGCGACCAGACGCCAGAAGACACTGACGGTGGAATTAAACAAGTTCGTGGCGGCGCCATTGCTGTTGCTGAGACTGCGTGGTGCGTTCGTAATTGCATCCTCAAGAGAAAGAAAGACAAACCAGTTGACAGTGTTGATGTTGTTGTTGTTGAAGACGTTGCCCGCGCGCAAATACAGCGGCTGGCCAGCCCGCAGAGAAGCTAGCGCAGCCCCGCCAAGGCCCAGCGTGAAGCCGGAGCCAAGGCTGGCTGTAAGTGTGTCAGACAAAACAACTTCCACAATGCCACCTCCAATGGAATCCGCGGTGAACGGGATGCCAAAAGGGGTCGTGGTTGTCTGGGTGCTGCTGGCTGAGAAATTAGCATTACCCGAGGATTGCACGTATGCCAGTGAGGTGCCCGCCGCACTTTCCGCGGGCGCCAGCACCGGCGAGATAAGCTCCAAGTCGTAATGCACCGTGACGTAGCCGTAAGATCCAGCCACGTTGCCGATACCAAGTAGATACAGGTACAGCTTGAACTGCTCCGTCTCGCGCAAATCTGTCGTTGTGGCGTTGATGAAATACGTCCGCCTCTCATGCACATCACGAACCATGGACGTCTCCACCTTGCCCCAACACGAACCAATGGCGGCGCGCTCCATTGACATAATAGAGCGCACATTGTTCGCAGGGGCAGGCGGGTCGATAACGTCACGGTCAAAGTACATGGCCACTGCGCCAGCCTGGGTGGTTGGCACAAGTGGCGTATACACAGCACGAATGCTGTGGTACACGTACTTATCATAAGTCGTGGCCTGAGTTGAGAGCCGGTCGTTAAACGACAGCGGATGCACTGAGAACGGGATCACCAGATTACCAGATGACCCCGACTGCGAGCCGACAACGAGAAACGTCGACGCGCCGCGAAACCGCACGGAAGTCTTTGTGCGGTTCGTCTCAGAGAAGAAGTTCTGCCCGGCGGATGCAGGAAAAGCCACGGGTGGCCCGGCGGCGACGGACTGCGGTGCGACCTTCTTAGGAGGTACGCGACCGCGAGCCGCAGCCTTAAGGACCACTCCGGCCTTCTGCACACGCTCGGGGGTGACATACTGCTTGACAGCCTTATGGAGATGCTGCAATTGATGCGCCACCGCTACGGGGTCGAGGCCTTGCCCTTTCTTACCCATGGCGATGACTGCTGCAGGTTGCCCAAAGTAGGCGCAACTCTATCCCGCTATGGGACTAGGTTGCGCGCGCTGGCCCACCCAGCGCTTATTCGCGGTCTACTTCATCTGACCGCTCGGTACTCCCGACGAAATCGAGGTAGCACTTACCGAGCTGGTTCAGGCTGCGGCAGCTGGCGATACGCCGCCGCAGTGCCCGGACGTCATCCACGTCTACGCCCAAGCACCTGGCCACACTGTCGAGCAGCATTGCTTGCTCATCTTCACGCAGTTGGCCGCGCCACTTATCTTGTAGCCTCCACGCCATATCACGGTCTCGCTGCCAGAGACTCTCCAGCTCCTTGGCAGTGTGTGGCTTCCACTTGTTGATTCTCACCAACGCGGCGCAATAATCCCCCACAACGGGTACGTGGCTCTCAGTGGCCAGGTAGCCCAGTACCTTGTCCCGGGGCTCCTGTCCCTTGAACGTGATGGGGATCTTCTTTAATGCGCGAATTACCAGTGCGTGGGAGATAGCAGACTGTGATATATCCGGGTACACGCGCGATAAAATGCACACGCGCGTCCCGTCCTGGGGCTCGATCTTCAGCTTCAGTCCGAAGACGCCAGCAGCATCAGACAGTGTCCTGCCAGTGGTTCCGGCAGTGACTATGACCAGGACATTGGCAAACGTGCCCAGCAGCGATGTGATCTTGCTGCCAGACAACACCGACGATCCGGTGTTGTAGGTCACTCCTGTTGAAGTAGTGACCTCCACGTTTTCCTCAGCCTTAATCAGGCTGACGAAATGGGATGCATCAGGCTCCTTGAACCCGCGTCTTGCGACCATAACGAAACCGTCTCGAATGTCAAATGAGACAGTACCGTCTAGGCGGGAGAAATCAGTGGCGTACCACACGCCATCGATCTTCACCAGTCCGTCGTCACCAAACACAACCCACGCCTTGCTGTCAATCTCCTCAAGGGTGTACTTGCGCCCCGTCTCAAAGCCCGGGCGCTTGTCCATCTCCATAAGGCGCTGACCGACCTCGAATGAGTTCAGGCCGATAAGCACATGGCAGCTGTACTGGAATGCAACCAGCAGGGGCGCTGTGTACAAGCCCTTGTTGACTGCGTCTTCCGCTGTGACGTCCGAGATGTTCCTCGGATCGCCCTCAGACGTGTAGACTTCCCTCTTCATGAAGGGGCTCACCCGGAAAGCCTTGTCATCCGGGTTGGCGATGGCCGCGGCGCGCAACCATTTACGCCTCTGCGCTTCGTTCTTGGCAGAATTAATGACTGCCCAGACGTCTTTAGGGACCAGCGTGCCTGGCCGCTTGATCAGCAGCCTGGCAGCCAACCCAAGGCATCTCTTGACGTCTTTAGGTAGGCCCGCCTGCAGGTTCGCCACGGCCTCAATTCGTCCGGCAACGCACGCCTCGTCAGACTCGCGTCCGAACGTGGGTGCGCATAGGCTCGATGATAGGTGGCAAAGCCAAGCGTGCCTTAGGAATACCCTCGTGCATGCCAGCATGGCGGACCGGTGTGTAATTGACCGCCAGGAAGCTAGGCTGGGACTTGATGTTGAGGTAACCGCAGATGTAGTCTAACAAGAAAGGGTCCTGCTCCTGGACATCCTTGTAACTGCGGAACCAAGTCACCACCTGCTGAACCAGCACGTTGTCACTTGAACTTAGCGCGCGCTCCTTCCAGCGCTCGAGTACGTCAGCGCGTATATCTACGCTCTTTGGGATGGTTGAGTCCTTCCGCTTTATGCCCACATAGTCGGTACCGTTCCGCCTAGTGCGCATCAGCAAGTAGTTCCCCTCCTCTGTGATGCAGGTGAGCCGCTGCAAACCTATCGGATAGCCCAAGCGCACAATGCGCTCCAGCCACCCCACCGGCAAGCTCAGCTTCGCCTCCAGCACGCCCATGACGATGACCCGGTCGCCGTCGCCAGGAACGGGAATCTGAGTGAGGCTCACGACCCACCCAAATGCCCCATCCCTCAGGCAATTGTTGCTCTTGAACACGATCCTGTCGTATCCCCACTCGTATACCTCTTCAGAGTATGTTGTGCCACCAGCCACAGAACTGAGAACAGTCTTACGGTCAGTGAACACATAACTCCTCTCGGGGTTACTGTCCGCGAGCTTCTTGGGGTAGAACGTGCTGATGATGAAGTTACGTGGCCCGTAGTCCTCAAACGCCTCGTGATAATTGACGCTATCATTGAACACAAGCCAATCCCCGGGAGATATTGCATCATCGGGGTCGGTAACCAGCACGTCGGCGAGCCAGTGGGCTTGACGTCTGCCCTTCCATCCCAAGCTCCGCGTACGTGGGTCGGCGGACGTGTCATACAGGCTCACACCTGCATTCTTCGCCCACTGATCGATCGCGCTCAGCACCGCCCAGCGGGTACCAGCAGCCAGAGGGTGGCCATGGTTGACACCGCCAGCCGGACGCCCCTCGTTCACAACGAGGGATCGAGCCAACCGCCTTTTCTCTTCTGCAGCCTCTTCACGCCGGACAGCCATCCTGCTTACCCTGTTACGGGCAGCAATGCGCAATCTGCGCGATGTCTCTCCAGCGAACACGCCGTACGCTCCCACAACAAGTGTGGTTGCAGCCAATGCAAGCAAGGCTGCTGAGCGCTTGGTCGGGCCTATTACATCTGGTGTCTGTAGCACTCTCCGCTCCCATCCGTAGTCGTAAAGATACAGTACGTCATGTGGAGGCAGGTGAGAGCCATGAGGTATGGAATTTGCGCTCGCAAAGATTGGAGTGCGGTTCCAGCCATCATCCAGAAGACCAAGCAGGCTACCAGGGTTATTACCTGATCGAAGTTCATCTTCTTCCGCAATCATGCGGAC